ATCACGTTCCAAAATTATATTCATATCTTTTTTAACTGATTCTGGTGTAACCGCACCTTCACCTCCCGCTGGTGGAGCTTCTGCCGGTGGTGGTGGAGCCCCTCCACCCAAGTCAGCACCAAATCCACCCATATCACCTCCTTCGGCTGGTGGCGGTGTTGCTGTGGTTCCTGATGATGAACTATTACCATATAATCTATCCATGTTATCAAAAATACCTGTTTTGGTAATAACATTACCAGTATTTTGTATTTCAAGAGATACCGCTTTTTCTAATCTCTGTTGTTGTAAATCTAATTTAATTTCTTCATCAGAGAATCCAAGAATATGTTTCTTAGCCCAAGTTTGTGATGTTGGAGCAATACCTTCAACAGGTGACACAGCATCTTTGTATAATAACATTTTTTCTTTCCATACGTCAATGGTAAGAAGGTCAGCTTGTTTAGATGGATTAGTTAAACTCAATTGGAATGAACCTAATTCATCTTCAAATCCTAATAAGAATAAGTGAATAATTGCAATCTTGTTAAGTTCGGCAACCATAGACTTTTGAATTCTATTAATTGTACGAGCAAAACGAATATCTTGTAATGATAAGTTTCTACCATCACCAACAACTTCTTCAAACCCTAAGAACGCTTTTGGAATTCTAAGTGCGGTTAAAAGTTTCTTTTGGATATATTCGATATCGGCAATCTCTGATAAATTTTGTGCACCTGGTAAAGTTTCGATTGGGTTTGGTGCTGACGGGTCACGAACAGGAATAAAGAAATCTTGGTCAACAGCCATTTGGTTGAATCTCATATCTACGTTTCCTGTTTGAGGGTCAGTAATTTGGTCTTTCTTAAACTGTTGAGCAAATCTTTGAACATATGGTTGAATATCACCATCGTCCATATTACCTACAAACACTTTAAACACACGTCTTTCAGGTGCTCTTGATGTTCTATAAACCAACATTGCATCTTCAGCCAAAACTAATTGTTTCCAAGTACGTCTTGCTTTTTCCAACATTGATGTACCATAAGGAAGTTTTCTATCATCACCCAATAATCTGAAGTGAGCAATTTCCCAACTGTTAAATTCAAGTTGTTTGTTTTTCCAAGTAAAAGTAAGACTCTTAACACCGGCATTTGATGCTGTTGGTCCACCATAACCTGAAGTGGCTCTACCTTTCATACCAACTTCAATACGTTCAATTTCAATGTTTGGTAGTTGTAAACAACCAACCACACCTTTTTCAGGGTCCAATTTTAAAAATACGAAGTTATCACCATACTTGGCGGTATTACGAGTCCACATTGGTAAGTTTGTATTCACATCCAATGCGTTATTAAATAAATCCCCCAATATTGCTTTGATTCTCGGTGAATCACAGTATATCTGTAACATATAACCGTCTTCATCTACTGTTGTAGATTCTTCGGCGTATGTATCCAAAGCGGCAGAAATTTCAGGAGTATATTCCATTGATTCATAGTCATAGTACGATGCCAAACGAGTTGGTTCATAATACACAGCCTGACTATAAAGGTTATTTTCAATTTTAGCCCATTGGCTTGCAATATAAAAAGTTTGTTGAGCTTGGAGTTTTTGTTTTTCATACTCAGCCTTATCCTGAGTTCTTAAAAGTTCTTTTTTATCAAACTTATATGTGGGAATGTCTTGACCCAACAAAGAATTAGGTCCTAACTCCTGGGATAATCTTTGCCATATTGTCAAGTTTTTTTGGTCCATATTGAAAATCTATATTATATTATTTTTTTATCAACGCTTCATACCGCCGAATAACCATAAATACTGTTCATAATCTTTTTGTGATGGTTGATTTCTATACACCGGATTATCCCTGACGTTTGTATTTGGCATTGATGGATTAAAGTATTGGTCTTTTGGTGGTTCGTGTGATTGAACTGTCCAAGACTCCAACATTGTTTTGGCTTGTTGTGTGACCTTTGTAAGTTGTGAAAAAGATGAATCTGATACATAAATTGCCATAGCCAAAGACATGATTAAATCATCATGTTGTCCTTTCATGTGGTCTGGTCGTCCATTGATATAAACAAACGTATTCATTTCGTTCAATAATCTTGACGAATGAACTTTTAATCCGTGTCTTAAACTTTCTTCAAGAGCTGCAATAATTTGAACCCTTTTGTTGTTAAAGTTAATACCAGGTATTTTTTCAGCGGCTTTTGGGTCATACTTCCATTTGTTTCCAAAATCAACTCCATCAACATATAAATCTTTATAACCAAGTTCTTGTAGTTTTCTTGCAGTTGCAACACCCATACCACCCGTGATATCAATTACAATAAAACAGTTGTACATATTACCCCATTTGTACGCAATCTCTGCCAGTACATCAGGAGGAAGTTTTCCAACATATTCAGCAACCTGTTCCTTGTCATCAAAGTCATAAATTTGGAATGTAGAGTAATCTTCAGAATCACCACGAGAAACGTCCACACCCATAATGTATCTGTGACCCATTTCAGGTTCTTTCCATATCCATAGTCCACCACCCATCATTTTATTGATAGGTTCCTTAATCATATTATCAGTAATATTTTTAATTAAGTTAGCATCAAATACGTTATCACCTGAACCCAAGAAATTACATTCCAATTCCTGAGAAACTTTACGTTTGTCGTATTTAAGTTTCTTAACCATTGCCTCAAACCAAGATGAACATGGTTTGTAACCCAATTCAAAATAAGCCTTTAACTCATCATAGTTTCTTTCATACGGGTCACGACCTGAAAAATCAATAATTCTGTCGGCAGTATATTCTTCCCTATTTAATAAGAAATGAATAATTTCATCCGTTTTAACCAAATATAAATCTTTAGTATAACGTGGGTCACGATACCAAAACATTTCTGTAATTTTGAAATCATTCATTCCACGATTGGCTTGTTCGTAAATTTCGTAATAAATTGGGTCGTATCCGTTTGGTGTTGATACAACAACAACTTTACCACCCGTAGACAACGAAGCCATACAGGCAGCCCAGAAATCACCATCGGCCTCAATATACGCAGCTTCGTCAAATATCAACATTGTGGGGGTATAACCACGAAGTGCATCTTTTGATGTTGCAACCGCCTTAACCTCACAACCATTAGTTAACTTAAAGTGTCTTGCGGCGTTTTTGTCAGGTGAAAATCCAACACCTACCCAAGCAGGCCATTGTTCAGTAAAACCACGAATCTTGTTTGCCATTTCCACAGCAGTATCCAATTTGTTTGCAATAATCAAAACCTTTTCAGGTCTTTGTTTTGATGCAAATACGAGTCGTTTACTTGCCCAAGCAGCAGTTACCGTAGACACACCTGCCTGACGATATTTTAATGCAATGTTTTCATTGAAATTTTCATAATCCTCAACCAAATTAACTTGGTCTGGAAATAACTCTAATGGGACGTATCTTGACTGAGTGTTATCATAAGTCTGAAGATACGTCTTTAGAGCGTATGGTGTATTTTTAATGCACCTTGTGTATTCTAATAATAATTGTTCTTTGGTAAAACCCATATAAAAGGTTAGTGTTAGGACCTGTCGATACCTAAACTACCTAAGAAATCATCTAAATCACTTAAATCATCTGGGTCATTGTCATCATCTTCATCACCATAATCAGATGAATCCTCATCGTCATCATCGTGAACTTCATTAAGGTGATTAACAATTTCAGTAACCATTCTGTCTAAGATAGATGTTGCCTTTGCATCACCTCTTAAAATCATTTTTGCTAATCTGAAAAATTCGTCAGCTGATAACGCTGAAAATCTTGCAAATAGGTAGCTTTGTATGAATTTTTTATCTTCTTCAAATAAACGTTCAGGATAAGCAGTTAAGAATTTTTCCCACAATACAGGTCCAAGTCTTAAATCCCAAACTTCATTTGCTAAAGTATCTGTAGAGCCCATAACCATTTCAGCTTGTTTTGGGTCATCAGGAAGTCCTTGAGTACCCAATACTTCCATAGTACCTTTGATTAACTCATGAACCAAAATAGGGAAGAATAAACCACGAGCTTTTACTGTTGGTGGGTCTGTTTCAATATCAACTTCTTCTTTACCTCCAACGCCAGATTGACTCATCATCATATCCATCATTTGGTCAGGTAATACCCAATACATTAAGTCATTAATAGACATAATAACACCATATAGGTTCAATAATCTTGGGTCTATTCTATCAAGTTCATCTCTAACTAATTCAAACATGTAATGTCCTTTTTTAGATGAACCTTGAATCAATGCGTTAATAAATCTTCTTTTAGCCTTTTCAATGTCAAACCTTTCAAATGCTGTGATAAAATCTTCAATATCCTCTTCTTGTTGTTGGAAATTTTGTTCGATTTCTTCATCTTCAGGTTCTTCACCTTCTTTTGAAAATCCTTCCATATCAATTTCGCCCATACCAACAAGTTTAGCGTCGTATTGTAATTGGTCGGGTCTTACACCCATTTCTTTTCTAACCAAATCAACTGCCAAATTTTCCAAATATTCTTTATTGTTTCTTTGGATAGCGAATAAATCTTGAACTCCTCTCATCATTGCCATTTGGAGTTGCATCAAAGCATTTTGACCCGAAATGTTTTCTTGACCAGTATATCTTTTTACTTTGTCAACAACATC